AGGCTTAAAGGTCGATCCACTTTACTGCTCAGATAAAGATTTTAATTGGGAGAAAATAATGGGGTTGATCTCTCCCATATAATCGCATACATTCTTATACATAACTAACTATGGAGAATGTTATGAGTAGAACTGAACAAGTTATTAACAGTGCAGAGTTTGAGTATAGAACAGGCAACGCTAGACGAATGATAGCAGATGCTCAAGGTCAAGTTGAAATCATCGAAGTGTTTGAATTTGAATATAAGGGAGTGTGGAAAAGAGAAGATAGACTGTTAGCACTTGCGACATTCTACTGGGAAGCGGAACAAGACTGGTCTGTTTTTGTCCAGCAAGTCACCTCGGTTGGAGACCGCATGTTTGCAGAGTTCAACAACGAAGTTGAAAACACTGTGACACAGTACATACAGTTTAAAACGGGAGGTCATTTGTTATGAGACAAATCATAAATAAGATATGTTGTTGGTGTCGAGAATACCCAAACGATGAGCCATGTTGTTGGTGCAACGACGAGGGTGATGACCATGATAACTAAACTAATTAAATCGCGTAGAGAATATAAGTGTAGCTGTTGCAAAGGTACCATTGCAAAGGGTGACTTATACAGTCGCAAATCAGAACGCATTGGATCATCAAAAGCAGACACAGCCGAGAACCACGATGGAGTGCTTTGCTTTGTTTCGCACGGGTACACCTTATCTCTTAAGCATTGCCTTGAGTGTTCAACTGTTAAGGAGGCCATCTAATGGGACTAGAGATGTATTTTTCGGGGGAAGTTTTCTTTCCAAGTCTGGGTGTTACCAAGAACGCCAAACCAAGAACCCTGTACCAAGGGTTTGAGGTTTCATCTTATAGCGTAGAGTTAATGCATTACCGCAATAACTGGCCGTTACACAATTACATCTTGGATAATTTTGCAGAAAGCCCTGATGATTGTAAGGTGGAGCTTTTGGTACCTGATCTAGAAAATATCCTTGTCTATCAAGCCGACTTTTTCCCCTCTTATCGTAAGCCTTACGATAAGAACTTCGAGCATAACCGTGATCTATTAGATCAGAGGGACATGGTATCGCGTGATTTAAAAAAAGCAATCAAATTTTTAAGCACTGAACAAGCCAACAAAGAAACGTGGACACACGTTCAATACATAGGAAGTTAATTATGAAACCTGTATTATTAGGTTACTACATTCGTAAAAAAAGTAAGTACTCGTACCGAGTGCATAACCCGTTATCTTATCCTTTGACACAGGATAATGTAGATGAAATCAGCGAAACTTTAGACTGCAATTTGTCGCCTGAAAACTTACATGAAGATGGTGAGATAAGTCAAAACGAAGCGGAACGAAAATACCAATACTATTCCCGTGTGATTGATGAACTGCGTGAGTATTGCAATTTTCACAACTTAAATGCGCCAAGGATCGACGAGTATGATCCTTGGATGGATGACGAGGCATGAGTAATCAAACTAATGGCACGAAGACAGCCTTATATGCCGAGCTTTCAAATCTTACTGTGTGTAACTGGAAACTATCGGACATGTACGAAGGTGAAGGTACAGTAACTGTAACTTTTTTCGTTGGTGACGACGAGCCTGACAAACTTTTTTTCTGTGGGTGGTATGAAACAGAAACAGGTGCTTGTCAGTTTTCTGTCCAAGAAAACTCCTTAAAAGAAGCTATCAATATCATGGTTAAAAGGGACGTGGACTTTGGTCACACTGATATGGAGGTTACGTTCGCAGACGAAGACGTGACTGATCAGGCCTATAAAATAATATTAGCAAAGGGGGTAGAATAGCATGTACCAAGTATCGTGGACAAGGGCTCGATCTATACCACATCAGAAGACCAAGTACCTAGAAACTTGGACCGAGGTTCAAGATTTAATGACCAATATACAAGGTAATGACGATCTCCTTGAGGTAACAATTGCTTTGGTTCTAGACAGCGATGACAATTATTTAAAGTCAATTGTTTTGCCCAACATAGCTGAGAAGGGTCAATGGGTTAATAACTTAACCGCAATGATGCCTGATGAAATGGATAATTATGAACTGTCAGCTACAATGATGAGCCTCGCGTCTAATTATATGACAGAAAAAGACATGAAAAACTTTTTTGCAGAAATGGTACAAGTTGTATCCTTACTAAATAAAAATGAAACCGAGTTAAAAAGGAGTATGCACTAATGACTAAAAATTTGAGATCTAACAAGAAATGGACTAATACAGAGGTCCACGATTTAATTACTTATAAAGCCAACGGCAAGAGCGATTACATGATTGCTCGAACGCTGCATCGCACTGAAAAAGCTATAGGTGTTAAGTTGTCTGTATTAAGGAAAAACCATGTAGTTAAAACTAAAAATACTGAATCTGAAGACTTTACGAAACGTCTTTTGAAACGACGTGTAGAGATTAGTAAGCAAGAGGAGATGGAAAAGACCATAGCCAAGCTTACGTGGGTTATCTGGATTGGCGCTGTATGTGGCGTGTTCTGGATTGGAACTATGATTGGCCGAATACTATGAACTCATTGGTAGAAAAGTACCAAGATGCGTACCGAGAAGCGTGGGCAAAGCAACTTAAACAGGATATCAAAGACAATCCAAAGCTACGCCCTCCAATCAAACAGAAACGTGCCTTGAACTATGGCTTCGATAAGACAACGCCCAAGCCTATATGGAACGAAGAAACAAGGCGCATCAACCGTATGCTCTTGCTTGGCATGAAGATGGATGATGTTGCAATTGTACTAAACAAAAGCAAAGCATCTATCATACAGATCAAACGTCGGTACATGATGCCGACGAAAGATACAAAAAATTAACAAAGGAAATAAATTAATGACCAACTCATTTGAAACTAAAATTATGAAGATTATGGTAGAAGAAATTACCTATGCAAACAGCGCGTTCGCAACCAACGAGCAAGGCGATGCTGTATTCTTAAACACACGCATTGTCGAGCGCATGAATTTAGAGGGGGGTGAGATATTAATGGCACATTGCATCCCTAACTATGAGGACAAGCGTGATCAGATACCATGGCGATGCGTAAGGGTGGGAACTTCAGAAGGTCACCCTGAAGATTTGGCGCTTCCATTATCCAAAATTGATGATTTTATGCTCCGCTCATTGAAATTTGGCCCGAGAAAATATTGGTCAGTGGCGGAGCTGGCTGAAATTTTGGAGTTGAATATTATCGATGTGCAAGCGCACTTTAATAACGATAATGTTTCTAAAAAATATGAAATCTTTTTAGCTTATCGCACGAAAGGGCATTGACTTGCATTCTGTTAACCAATGGTTTATCAGTAGTGAACAAACACGCAACAATTGGAGGCAATTATGGCTCGTGAGCTTATGAAAGACGAAGACAAGCAGAAATTTCAAAACGTCGGCTTGATAAAAAAGGACCACGATCTGCTAAGATTGATCGCAGACCACGAACAAAGATCCATGGCACGACAGCTTTCTGTCATGATAAGAAAAACAATTGCAGAAATGAACCATTCCTGATACTATGAAACCGCTCTGATTGATCCCACCTGTGGTTGATCACCTCTCAACTAAGCCCCCTAACGGGGGCTATTTTTTTGCTTCATTAGGCTTTCCTACCTTGGCGGCAAGTTGATACGGCTTCTCTTTACTGTATCCACGTATCTGTGTGATGTTGTTTTGCTTCATTCCTTTGAGCAGTGCGGCGGATACATCAGGACTTAACCCAGCCAGCTTACCAAGTTCTTTTGATGCGCTGTCTAGGTTCGTCCAACCTTTATTAAAATCACAGATAGCTTCTATTACTTCATCGTGGGTTTCAGACTTAGCCATTCTTTTGCGTCCTCTCCTAGAACACGCGCTCCGATGTCTATCTTTGCGCGTAATGCTTTAACAATTCTTTCATCGATACTACCTTCGCAGATAAGATCTATGTACGTTACGTTGTTCTTCTGCCCGATGCGGTGTGCCCGATCCTCAGATTGGATGCGTGTTTCCAAGTTGAAGTCGTTAGCATAGTACACCACAAGGTTAGCCTCTGTCAAAGTTAACCCGTACCCAGCGGTGGCTGGATTTCCAACAAAGAATTTTAGCGGATGATTTGGATTCTGAAAGTTTATAACTATATCATTACGATCTTCATCCGATGTATCACCAAAGTACGAAGCGGCAGATCCAGCGCCAAACTTTTTGTTTAACATCTCTGTCATACTGATGATGTCATACCTAAACCTAGACCAGATGATTGCTTTACCATCGTGTTCCTCCATGATTTCTTCTAGTGCTTCCATTCTTTTTGATGGGAAATATAACATTTCACCTTCATCTGTCTTTAGATGCCCTGACATTATCTGTTGCAGACGTAACATTTGCGTGATTACAGCAGGAGCTGTGGACATTTCGCCGTTCTCCAACAACACCATGGCGTACTGCCTGATCTGTTCGTACATTTTAAACTGATCTGGGGTCATGCCAACGTAACGAGCTGTGTATATCTTATCAGGAAGGTCTAAACAGTCCTTCTTTAACACGCGAAACGAGAACATATCTATTCGTTGTGTCAATTCATCGAGGTTTTTGAACCCTACAATCTGTTGAAACGCAGCTCCACCCATAGTTTTTCTCTGTACTACAGCGTATCTACCTTGAAATGCGTAGTAACTATCATAGCCCAAGAGCCCAGCGCGGAGAAACTCACACTGTGAATAGATATCCATTGGACTTTTTGTTACAGGAGACCCTGTCAGTAGCCTTCTAAACTTGAACTCTGTAGCTATTTTTAGTAAAGATTTAGTGCGCTTGGCTTTGTGGTTTTTTATCGTCGTTGATTCGTCTATAGCTATCATACCTCTCTGACCAAGCGTACGAGCCATCCATGTCCCAGCCTTCTGTCCTTTGAGAGATGAAAAGGATTCGACATTCATTACAAATATAGTTAGCCCTTTAAAATCATCTTGGACTGAACGCATTTCTTCCTTCTGTTTCTTGTTCGCACCTGACACCCAACGAATCACTCTGTGTGGGATGTCATCCGACATATGCTCTGGTATTTCTTTAGCTACCCAGTTACGATACACACCCTTGGGTGCAATTACTAAAGCGAAGTTAATCTGCCCTGACTGATACAACATACCCATGTTATCTATTAGAACCTTAGACTTTCCTGTGCCCATTTCCATAAACAAACCAAACTCAGTCCTATCCCAGCCAAAGTTTATTGCATCTATCTGGTGATCAAACGGTTTTAATTTATATTTGTAGTTGACAGTCATCACATATCTCCACTATTGTCTCCATTACGGATAGCATGAAGCTGTTCGAACAATCAACCCTGAAGAGGTAAAAAACTTATGACAGATATATTTGAAGACTTTTACGATGAAGGCGCGGCAATTGCCAACGTCGATGTAGGCACGGGGAAGCAACTTAGCCAACTCGTACTAAAGCTACGCAACATAGAGCAACAGCTCGAAGAAGCGGAGACAAACGTCAAGACATTGAAGCAGGAAAAGCATAAGCTTTCTGTGGAAAACATACCAATGCTCATGGATGAGATGGGCATAGAGCGTCTTGATGTAGAAGGCATGGTGGTAGAAAAGAAAAGCGTAGTACACGCATCTATCCCTGTTGCTCGAAAAGAAGAAGCGTTTGCTTGGTTGCGAGAAAACAATCTCGATACAATAATCAAGAACGACATCACAGTTTCGTTTGGTAAAGGCGAAGACAATATAGCAGGCGATGCAATCGGACTGTTACGTGAGCGTGGTTTTGATCCAAAGACTAAGACCTCAGTACATCCATCAACATTGAAGGCGTTTGTTAAAGAACGTGTTGCGGATGGCAAAGCAATCGATCTCGATCTATTCGGGGCATTTATTAATAATACAGCACAAATTCGAAGGAAAGCATAAGATGGCAAATGATATAGAAAAAGCAAAAGAAACTGCATTGGGAACAGGTGTGATGGACGACATCCTAGAGTTCGCAGGAGAAGGTGCGTCGTTCGACAGTAGCGAGATGCAAATACCGTTCATTCGTGTACTACAGGCGTTATCTCCACAGCTAAACAAGAACAAGCCAGAGTACATTAAAGGCGCAGGTCAAGGCGATCTATACAACACTGTTACTGGTCAGTATTGGGCAGGAGATGAAGGCATCACTGTGATACCTTGTTATCAAGTTACGAAGTATCTGGAGTTTATCCCTATCGACATGGGCGGTGGTTTTCGTGGTGAGATTTCACCAACCGATCCTGTCTTACAGCAGACCGAGCGCAATGGTTCTAAAGAGATGCTTCCCTCTGGTCATGAGCTAGTTAAATCTGATCAGCACTACTGTTTAGTTCTAGATGTAGATGGTAGCTTCCAACCTGCTGTGATCGATATGAAGTCTACACAGCTAAAGGTTAGCCGTAGATGGAAGACACAGATTGCGATGCAAAAGATTAAGCATCCGACTACAGGCAGAATGATTACACCACCTTTGTTTGCAACACAGTGGAAGTTTTCAACTGTAGAAGAAAGTAATGACAAAGGTTCTTGGTCTAACTATGCCATAGAAAAGATAGGTCTTATACAAGACCGAGATACAATGCTCGAAGCAAAAGCGTTCCGCGACAGTGTTGCGGCGGGTGAAGCAAAAGCTGTGCCAGAAGACTCGGCTGAATCCAAGCCCTCTTCTAAGACGTCATCAATTGTTGACGATGATATACCGTTCTAGGTTATCAAGCACAGCTTGGGGGCGCAAATGGGCCTGCGCCCCCTCCTACTTCACCAAGGAGCATTAGATGACACAGGCAGAAAGATTGCTTGCCACGTTTGCGGGAGCAGACAACGCACACGGCACAACAAAAGTTGGTCGGGTTGGTCGTAATGGTAAAGCAGAATCAAAGAGTATGATTATTCGAGAGCCGTTGACCGAGGCGTTAGTACAATCACACATCGATGGTAAGCACGGGGTTGGATCGATCCCAATTAACAATGATAATAAATGTAGGTTCGGTTGCTTGGACGTAGACATATATGACTTGAACCACAATGAGCTACAAGAAAAAATACAGAAGCTTAAACTTCCCTTAATGCACTGCCGATCTAAATCTGGCGGAGCTCACTTGTATTTATTTCTAACAGATTGGGAGATGGCGGCACAGATTAGAGATTATCTGTCCGAGATGTCCATTGCGCTGGGTTATAGCGGGTGTGAAATCTTTCCCAAGCAAGACACAATTATAGCTGAACGTGGAGATGTGGGTAACTTTATCAACATGCCATACTTCAATGCTGAAATGCCACAAAGATACTGCTTTGATAAGAAAACAGAAGCCATGGAGCTAGACGAGTTTCTTGATGCAGTAGACAAAGCCAAGGTTTCATTGTCCGATCTAGAGGGCATTAGATTTGCAGGCGATCGTAAGTTATTTACAGATGGTCCACCCTGCCTAGAACATTTGTTTGCAGATGGTCCTATTAATAATGAGCGCAACAAAACTATGTTTATGTGTGGTGTTTATGATAAATTAAAGTTCAATGATGATTGGGAGACTAGACTTGAAGAAGACAATCGTACACTATGCGATACGCCATTGCCTTCCCACGAGATACTTAACCTTCGTAAGTCCCTAACTAAAAAGGACTGGGGTTACACATGCAAGGATCAACCATTCAAAAGCTACTGCGATCCTGTTGTTTGTGCGGTTCGTAAGTTTGGGATAGGAAAAGATGCACCTGATGCACCCGAGGTAGGCGGTTTAACAATTCTGTTGTCCGAGCCTAGAGTTTATTTTATGGATGTAAACGGATCAAGGATACAGTTGTCCACAGAGCAGTTGCAAAACCAAGTACTTTGGCAACGTGCGTGTATGGAACAGATGAACATGATGCCCCCAACTGTGAAGCCTGCTAAGTGGCAGACGCTAATTAATCAGTTGATGCAGACAGCTACACATTTAGATGTGCCAGAAGAAGCCACGATCAAGGGTCAATTTAAAGATCACCTTAGATCATATTGCACCAGTCAGATCAGAGCCATGGCTCCAGAAGAAATGGAGATGGGCAAGCCTTGGACGGACGGAGACACTACTATGTTTAAACTGGAAGGCCTGATTGAATACCTACATAACCGCCGGTTTAAAGTTGATAACCGAGGTCATGTGATCCAGATGATACGTGACATGGGAGGGGACTCTATGCACCATTCTGCTAAAAAGTCAGATGGAAAGCGTACTACAATCAGATGTTGGTTTATCCCAGCGTTTGAAGAAAATAAAACTGAACTACCAATCAAGGAGATGATCGATGACATCCCATTCTAATAGGCTCCTGCGAGTAGGAGAAGTTGCTAAGATGCTAGGTGTATCTAATTCATATATCTACAAGTTGGTAGCGAAGAAAACAGGTTTTCCACAACCGATCGTTCTAGGTGATGAGCATAGCAAGAGATCCGCTAGCCGTTGGTCACTAAACGAGATCGAAGATTGGGTGAACAGCCGGCCTCGAGGTAAAGAACTGTGATTGATAAAGCAAAATTGATATTAGGACCCCCGGGTTGCGGCAAAACATATCGCCTGATCCAAGATATTAAAGCAGCGATAGAATCTGGAACACACCCTTCTCGTATTGGTGTGATCTCGTTTACCAAGAAAGCCATCGAAGAGATGGTTAACCGAGCTTGTTCCGAGTTTTCACTACAGCCTACTGACTTCCCGTACATGAGAACCAGTCATTCATTTGGTTTCAATGGTCTAGGTTTGCAATCTACGGATGTAATGCAGACCTCGGACTATCAGGTTATCGGTGATATACTAGGGCTAGATTTTGAGGGCGAAGATAGAACGAGCGTAGATGATGGGTTAACCATGCCTACAATCGGAGGATCGGGAGCCCAGTACCTGCAAATGATTACCCGTGCTCGATATCGTATGATTTCTTTAGAGCAAGAGTTCAATGAAGCTAACGACAGGAAGTTGTTCTACTCAAAGCTAGAGCAAACTATGCGTCAGATCGACGAGTACAAACATACTATGGGTAAGTTTGATTTCGTTGACATGATCGAGAAGTACATTGATCTAGGAGAACCACCACACCTTGACTATCTATTCATAGACGAGGCGCAGGACTTCACACCTTTACAATGGGAGATGGCGAGAAAGTTATCTAACTTTGCAGAGAACGTGGTCATTGCAGGGGATGATGACCAAGCCATACACCGATGGACTGGGGTGGATGTAGATATGTTTATTAACTCTTCTAAAAACGTAGAGATTCTAAAGCAATCATATAGAATACCTAGAGCCGTGCATGAACTGTCTCAAGTTATTGTTAGTCGGATCAATGATCGTGTGGCGAAAGAGTTCCTTCCCCGTGATGAGACAGGTGTAGTTAACCATGTATGGCACATGGATATGATACCTATCAGCGAAGGTTCGTGGACAGTTATGGCTAGAACAAACACCTACGTTAAAGAGCTCGCTAAATGGTGCTCTGATGCAGGATTTAAGTATTCGATTAAAGGACGATCAAGCATATCCGAGAAGCTAGCGGCGAACATTATGGCATGGGATGAGCTGTGCCAAGACAAATCAATCGGTGTTGAACGTGTAAAGACGCTATACTCGGGGCTTCCAAAGCAAGGCAAAGATGCCGTGGTAAAACGTGGTGCAACAAAGCTTCTAGAAACATTGGATCCAAATGAATTAGTAAACATGGACACTTTGAAATCTGAGTATGGATTAATACGAGGCGCAGAGTTTGCGGCGTACGATGCGTTGAAAGTATCTACCAGTATGCGTGGTTACATTGAAGCCATACAAAGACGCGGAGAAGACTTGTTGTCTTTGCCAAGAATTAAGCTGTCCACGTTTCATGCTATGAAGGGTGGGGAAGATGATAACTGTGTAGTATATACGGCCTCAACCAAGGCGTGTGTTAGAACTAATTTTCAAGATGACGAACATCGTGCGTTCTATGTCGGTGTAACTAGAGCGCGTAACCGTTTGTATATACTGCAAACCCACAACAACTACAGGTATACGATATGATATCTGAGGATTACATAGCGAAGTTAATGCTTGAAGATTCAGTGAAGGCGTTCAAATCACGAGATCTTTTAGTTAGGAAACTGATTAAATTAATTTATATAAAGGCTACCATCGAGGAGCTACGTCATTTCTCCAAGATGTTTGACCGTCTAGCAGATGAACAGGAAAGGAATAAATAATGGAGAACGTAATGAAGTGTTGGCATTGTAAGACAGAATTGATTTGGGGTGGTGATGAAGATTGTGATGATTGCGAAGAGTATTCCATGGTCACTAATCTATCTTGCCCAAGTTGCGATTGCCACGTCGAAGTATATTATCCAAGGGATCCTAACCATGAAACGTGATCAGATACTAGACACTGCTAAAGAACTAATCAGTGGGCAGAGGGCTAAGGATTATGGGGATGCATACAACAATCATACTCGTATTTCGGATGGGTGGAACATTATTATTCGGGGTGCAATACTAAGTCATGGCGAAGTCACACCTCAACATGTTATTCTTATGATGGACTGGTTGAAAACATCTAGGCTTTTAGAGACCATGGATCATGACGACTCTTGGGTAGACAAGGCAGGATATGTTGCTCTTGGCGGGGAGTTTTCTGAAAGAAACAGCGTAAGGAAAATAAAATGACCACATTATTTGGAAGTGCTTTGCACCATCAGATTAAGAGTGAAATGAATATGCTTGATTCTGATTGGAACATACCTACCGATTTTCCTGACCTGACCGGATACAATGAAGTAGCAGTAGATTTAGAGACCAAAGATCCAAACTTACTGACGCTTGGACCCGGATGGGCGCGCAAGGATGGACACATAATAGGTATTGCAGTAGCGGCTGGAGAGTACAAAGGATACTTTCCTATCCGCCATGAGAACGGACACAACCTAGACCCTAAGTTTACCCTGCGTTGGCTAAAAAAGCAGGTAAGTGTACCTGAAATGAATGTGATTATGCACAACGCAACCTATGATGCGGGATGGATGAGAGCCGAGGGCATAGAAATTAAAGGAAAGATCATTGATACAATGGTCACAGGGGCACTGATCGACGAGAACAGATGGTCATTCGGACTGGATGCTATGGCTAGAGACTACGTGTCCATGAGAAAGGATGAGAAGCTCCTACAAGCCGCCGCTAAAGACTGGGGTATAAACCCGAAGGCGGAGATGTATAAGCTGCCACCGAAGTACGTTGGAGCCTATGCTGAACGGGACGCTGTAGCTACGCTTGCCTTGTGGAATGCCTTAAAGGTAGAGCTGGAAAAGCAAGAACTCTGGAACATCTGGAATATAGAGACTGATCTAATCCCATGCATCCTAGACATGCGGAGCAGGGGCGTTCGCGTTGACTTAGATAAGGTGGCAGTTAACAAAAAGTTGATCCACGCTACAACCAAATCACTTCGCCACTCTATTGAGAAAGAAGTTGGGATGGAGATAGATATTTGGGCATCTGCATCTATGGCTAAAGCTTTTGATAAGCTAAACTTAAAGTATCCAACTACTGATAAGGGCGCTGTGTCGTTCACAAAGTCGTGGCTAAAGAGTCACCCTCACCCAATCTGCCAAAAGCTGGTTCGTTTGCGTGAGTTTGATAAGGCAGACAGCACATTTATCGACAGCATACTACGCCATGAAACTAATGGACGTATCCACACTGAGCTACACTCCACACGTCGTGACGAGGGGGGCGCTATCACCGGTAGATTTTCTTCATCTAACCCAAATCTCCAGCAAATTCCAGCCCGACAACCTGAAATAAAGAAGCTGATACGTGGGTTATTTATACCAGAAGAGGGTTGTAAGTGGGGATCGTTTGACTATTCGAGCCAAGAACCAAGAATCATGGTACACTGTGCATCTATGGTGGCTGATAAAATGCCGGGTCAAGATCTACTAGAAGATATGGTTAAGCAGTACAACGAGTCTGATGTAGACTTACATCAAATGGTGGCTGATATTGCAGGGATTACTCGGAAACAATCTAAAGCTGTGAACCTTGGCATCATGTATGGCATGGGAGCGGCCAAACTGGCAGGTGAGATGGATATATCATTTGAAGAAGCTAAGTCTTTGATGGCTCAACACGAGAGTAAGGTTCCGTTTGTTAAAGCTCTGGCCAACCTTGTGTCTAAACAAGCTACAAAGAACGGTCAGATTAGAACCCTGCTTGGACGTAAGGGTAGATTTCACCTATGGGAACCAAACCAGTGGGGTACAGGAGGAAAAGCTTTGCCACATGACGAAGCCCAAAAAGAATACGGCAAGTTTATTAAACGTGCATTCACCTACAAGGCACTGAACAAATTGATACAAGGATCTGCGGCAGATCAAACAAAGAAAGCCATGGTGGACTGTTACAAAGAAGGCCTTACTCCAATGCTTACTGTGCATGACGAACTCTGTTTCAACATCGAGAACCAAGAACAGACCGACAGGATTGTAGACATCATGGAGAATGGAGTTAAACTAAACATACCATCAAAGATAGACGTAGCAATTAAAGATAACTGGGGGGAAGTAGAATGATACTAATGGAAGAAACAAAGAGCGTGAGTTTTATGGACATGCATTCTATGCAGGTAGAGGCACTGATGGAGTTTATCTCTGACAGCTTAACTTTATCCGCCATGACTTCTAGTCAGGACATTATGGATGACATAGAAGCCAGTGCCGACGAACTGGTTCGTTTGTTCGGGGGAAATGGCGTTCGATTAGTTCCTGTAGATTAATAGGAAGTTATTTCTTTAGCATACTTTTTAAAACTTTAGCCTGCTTGGCATGAAGTTTTGATGCTTTCTTTAAACCTTTGATAACTTTTTTAACTTTTGTGTTAGACATTTCTTAACTCCTTTTGATTATTGATTTGCCGCTCTGCAATCTGATTATTTAATGGGTTATTTCCCAGAAGAGATGGCGCTTTAGAACGTGCACGTTGTACTAAATTATTAGAACCTGCATTGTTTGTATTTGTTTTTGTAACAGGTGTAGGAATAATAACAGGAGAGGGTACCAAATTAGGTGCCGTTGAAATAACTTCGTTAGTCCTTTGCGGTACGAATGCAGGCTCTGTTGATAC